TCGTCATCGTTAAGTGTATCTTACGAATCGTGCGGACCGGATCTTGAATACTGTTTGGATGTGCCCAGGGGTCTAAAAACACTCGTCCCAGGAATACCACACAATCGCCTTTACTACGGGTAATCAATTTTGCAGAGAAGCCTAAAACTTCACATACCTCAGTAAACACACCTCCACTAGAACCACGGAAACCATCATCCCCATAACACAACCCAATATGATGCCATTTTATATCTTGCAGTCGAATTCCTTGTTCTCGTGCAGTACAAAAGTTCATAAAGGCATTGTTAATGGTGTTTCCATCTGTAGTCAATGGGGAACCACTCAACCGAGTGTTTCCAGTGTTATACAGATAGTTATTCTTAGTTCGCGCATTAGCACGTAACTCTCGTTTTAACATACGGTGGAGCTCATCACGATAAACTGGGGAGACCCATGCTCGATATATGGCAAACTCAACATTCGTACGAATCCATTTCGAATGTCGGCCATCAAACCGAGATTGGTCTGTCTCCTCAACTACATCGTAATAAGAACACAAGTCTTGCACACTAACGGCTATTTCACCTGGGGTTTTGCAAGGCATGTACCAAAAATGATCCATCAGTACATCGTATTTAAAAGCATAACTAAACTGTGACAATCTGCTCAATTGATCAACCGTAACCGTGCTTATGTTTCTAGGATCAGAAACCTTCGCATACGTCTCGCGTTTCTGGAATGCTTCTACTTTAAACTCATCTGACGTATTTAACCAGAAACGCTCACGCTCGGCTCTAGCTAGCTGTATTGCAGTATTTTGTTTCTCCATTACTGCATCGTATGACACGGGGACTCCCTTCCCGCGCTTTTCACCAACTACAAAGTCAACAAATTCTCGCGCATATACGTCATAACAAGGAGGTGGTCTGACGTTATTCTCAACGAGTTTTATTCTTCCCTCAATACAAGCAATATCGTTATTGAGTGACTCTGCAGGGATCTCAGCATCTACTTCAACAATTGGCGGGGTCACACCTCTAGCAAACACTTTGCCGTCTTCGGTGATCAAAGGACCAATTGCCTGGTAATGTGCAGCAACATATGGCACAAAACCCGCAGATAACTGAATTGTAGTCGTAGGTTCATAAAG